CGGTACACCTCCAACTCCGATGTTGCCACCGCCAACGCCTGTAATGTCGTCTGCATCCGCTCCTGTAGGAGCTCCTCCATCATCGGCCATTGAGGGCTGTTGATTATTGTTTTGATTTTGTTGATTTCCATTTGCCATCCCCATTATTTTTGCAAAGATTGCCGCTTTCTCTGGGTCGTTTATTAATTTTTCTGGTTCTATATCAAGTGACTTTGCAATCTCAGATAATATAGAATGCCATCTAACAAACGGAGCCAAATTCTGATTTGATGCAACTTGTAAGAAAGTCATTAGTCTTTGTGACCTTACTTCTTTTTGCATCAATGATGTTGTGCCTCTTGCCTTAACATGTAAGTCACCTTTTATTTCTGGAGCATCTTCATTAAATTGCATGTTCCATGAAAATAAAGTTTCTCCTAAAGGTCTTAGAAGCATATCATCAATATTTTTTATTACTGTTTTTATACTTAGAGCTGCTGCACCCATTAGCATGGACATACCTGCTGCAGTTCTAGTTGTTGATTGTACTCCTGTAGTACCATGAGAGTACGATGGAATGCCTGTAGATTCATCAGCCAATTGCCTAAATCTATCAAACATCATTAAGTTTTCATTTGCTGTATTAGGAAACTTAACTCCATGTATTGCTTGACCTGGCATACCACTTTGTCGTCTAAATATTTTACCAGGAAATACTTTCATATCTTGTCCTGGTACTAACATAGTTTCATCTACATCAAATACTAGATTACCTGCAAGTGCTAAGTTATCAATAGCCATTCTTGCATGACCATTCATAATAGTTTGTGCGTCATCCATATTTTCTGGAATACCAATACCAAAAAATTGATATGGGTTTATTTCATATGGGCATACTAAATAAGGTAATCTTGTAGGTGTAAATGGGTTTAATACTAATCTAATTATCTCACCATTACATACCCAACAATTTACTTGGACTTCATCCATATCGTCCATATCATCTTCTAGTTCTAAACCTGCTTCCATTGCAAGTTCAGTATCTAATGTTCCCCAAAATTCTAATATCTCGTATCTATTTTTATCGTATTCACTAGTGCTTTCTCTATCTTTTAAAGAAGACTCATAACCACGAGCTTCATAATTAGGCCCCATATCTAGAGCAGAACGTATTGCTTCTTTTCTAAAAAAAGGTCTATTTATTAAATCACGTATTTGAGAACGAGTATAAACATGTCTTTGAATTACATATTCTGCGTCTTCAATAGTAACAGCATCTGGGTCTGGATAAAAATCCCAACAAGATACTGATTCTATTCTTGGTACTAATTTTGTTCTTGGGCTATACTCATTTTTGCCTGTCTCTGGATTTTTAATCCAATTGTGGCTTGATTGTTCATAAGTAAATGGCCCTTTAATAACTCCCGTGCCAAGCAACGCAGCTTCAAATAAAGCATGTCTTAAAACATTTACCGCACTAGATTCTTCTAACTGGTCATGAATCATTTTTTCCATGTTAGCAGAAGCCTCTTGAGCAGGGTTTATTTGAGGTTCTTTAGCAGCATTAGTTGCAGGGCCTTTTACAAAATTTCCACCTTTATATTTTTCTTCTAAACCATTAAGCAAACTATTTAGCGTAGCACCCTTTTTTAAATCATTACCATCACCAGGAAAACCATAAGGACTTTCTGGTTGTTTTGGCTGTTTAGTTGGCTCTGCTATATGTGCATACTCAGCAATATTTTCTGGTATAGGAGTAGGCTCTACACCTACTGGAAATTTACCACTAGAAAATAAAACTTCTATTAACTGGCCATAAGCTGCAAGAACTTTAGTTTTTGTTATTTTAACAAATACTTTTGACTTTTCACTTTCTGTAAAAGCCATATCATTGCCATAAACACCTCTGTAATTACGATATGCTCTTAACCAACGTTCTTCATCAAATTGACGAGCGTCTTCGGCTTCAGTAAATTTACCTTTTATTAAACCTGCTAAACCCGCAACTTCGTATGTTGGCTGCTTATCTTCGTCAGTGTCGCTTAAAGCTAAAATATCAGCTGACTGCTTAGTTACCATTTTTTAATTTTCTTTTGCGTCTGAAAATTCACCTTGCGAATATCTTCTTAAAATACTACCATCTGGTTTTTCTTTTACAGGTGGTGTATCTGGTACGTTAGAAAATTCTCCTTGAGAATATCTTTTTAATATTCCTGCTTGAGCTTTTTCTTTTGATGGTGGCCCATCTGGCACTTCAGAAAATTCACCTTGCATATATTTTTTCATTTTAATTGATGTTTCCATTTTTCCTCCTAGTAATCTCTTTCATCTGCCATTTTAAAAACAGCAGTATCAAATGTATTTTTCTTTCCTTTTTTAGGAAAATCACTTGGTCTTGTTTCATCATTGGCATGAATAGTCATGTCAAGTTTTTGTCCTACTGGTGTATCTTTTGAATAATCAGCAGGAAGCTCGCCTTGTTTGTATTTTTTCATTACATCTTCTGGCATTTATTCCTCCAAAATTTTATTTTTAAGATACCCCATTAAATCTGGATTATCTACAAAAACAGTTGTTAAACCATTTGTTATACCATTAACTATGGTTTCTTCTTTTTCTCCTACATCTATATTCCATTGATAAATAATACCATGTATTATTTCATGTAATATAGTATTAGCATGAGAAACACCCTCTTCATCAGAAGTATATCCTATAATACCTTCTTTAGAAAAAAATTGTCCTTGTGCTTCATTTGCACTAGCCACAGTTTGTTTCCATTCTTCTAGCTTATAATTTTTATAGCCTATTTTTACTGTGTTTGGTATTGTACTAACACAATCGCAATATTTTGTTTTAGCCATTAATACCCAAAAACTCTATCAGAAGGTTTAAATTTTTCTTTTTCTGTATATCTATTTGCTTCATAACTTTTTGGATGAACACTTCTGCTCATTACTCCATATCTAAGGGCATCATACGCATGGTCTTCTGCATGTGTATCAACATCTTCTGGATTATTTCTATCTATTGGTAACATTGGTAATGTTCTAATTAGATTGATACAATTAGAAAATATTTTTAATTTAGGCTGTCTAGTATTTTCATTTTTTGATAACAGTTTATGTAATTCTAATTTACCTGCTACTCTGCTTCGTGGCGACCTATCTGAGGGTCTCCATTTACAACCTTCTCTAATCATCGTCTCTGCAATACTAGGGCCAGCATCCCCTCGTTTTGACCAAGTTGAAGAGTCCAAGATTCCGTATCTAATATATTCACCTTGTTCTCGTTCAAGAACTTGCTTTGCGAAAATGTCTGCCGTAACTCTTTTGGTGTAGTATTCTCTGTATACCCAGAAATTGTTATCGAAGTCCATTGCAATCCAAAGAACGCAAGCTGCAGATGAATACCCCCAGTCACACGTTCTGAATCTGAGCCAACTGCGGGGGATGTTAAAAGGCTCAACAACATGAGTAGGAATGCTAAATTCTGGAAAAGCCGAATTTTCAAATGCACCCCAATCTCCTTCTAAAAACTGTTTACGTTGTACTTCTGGTAAAGATGATAACATAATTAGATAATCATCTGTCTGCATTAGATAGGGATTATCTTGTAACTTTGCAGGTATAAATCTTCTTGTTATAGATTTATTTCCTACTATTGTACTTATGTTTACATCAAAAGCAGAATTTGGTTCTGCAGGGTCAACAAACATTTCTTTAACCCATTGTGAGCCAACGTTACCTGGATTGCCTGTAGCTCTCATAAACACAGGTATATCTGGGTCTACACTTCTTAGGGAGGAACGTAAGAAATTGTAAATCTCTGGAGTAGGATACTGAGGTAACTCATCTATACCTATCCATGTATAAGATTGACCTTGGTAACGAAGAACATCAGTTAAGTTTTCTGCGTAACCAAATTCAATTCTAGCACCAGATGAAAATCGCCATTCTTTTTCTTGCTCTCTCCATTTAGCACCGGGATATGCTTGACCATATAAACGTTGAGAATGATTAATCATATCTCTAAGTTCTGGCATTGAACGTCTAATTAACAACGCTCTATGACTTCCTTTATCACAATAACGAAGTGGGTCTATCAACATTGCGTATGATTTACCACCACCTCTTGCACCACCATAAAAGACTTCTCTTTCTGATGCTGCTAAGAACTCTGTTTGTGGCCCTTCGTTTGGTTGAAAGATAATATTATCTTCAACGTGTTCTTGTACATTTGGCGGAAGCTGTTCTACTTCATCCTTTGTTAAAACTGCAGAGTCTTTTCCTTTTAACGCATCATCTGTTTTTAGAATACGTTCTTTTCTTTTTTTAGCGTTATGTAAATCGTTAGTAGCTTTCTTAATCTTGTCATCTTGTTTTTTAATGACTCGTTTAGCTGAAGCTCTAGCTTTACTTTCTACGCTGAGAACTCTGGGAGCTTGTTGGACTCCTCGTTTTCTTCCAAGATTTTTTCTTGGTTTAGGTGGTTCAATGTCTGCCATCTGTTATTAACTATTTTTCTTAATCCTGTATGTGTTATAGGTCTTTCTGTTTTTTGAGTTAACCATCTTGCAACCTCACGATAAGAACAATTATTTAAATATTCTTTTGCTTCTTTTAATGCGTCTAGTTCTAATTGCACTGGCTCAATATAATCTGGGTCATCAGATTCTTTATAGCCAAATGGTATTACTCTTGCTTTCCTTTTAATTCGCTGCATCTTTTGGTGGTAATATAAATATACCATGAGCAACTTGTGCGTTAATATCTATCTTGTCTTTTTTAACAAGACCAACACGGTCAAGTATTTGTTTTGCCGCTTCCATTCTAATATTAACACCAGGAGTTTTACCATCTTCATCTAGTGCATCTACTAAACCTTTTACTGCTTTTGCAGAATTAAGTGCTAGAGAATACTCTGCTCTTTCTAGTATTTCATCTTTTAATGCTTTAACAACTTTAGGATAAGAGCTAGGTGCGTAACCTGCAATCTCTCCTGCTTTTTTTGGATTACCTAGTGCTTCTCCAAACAATGCATTAATAAAACTTTGTTGCTGTTCTGTTAATTCTTTTACTTCTTTTTTAGTTGGTAACATTTATAACCATTGCCTTTTTTGTTTTTTCTTTTCTCTTTTTTCTTTTGCCCAATCTGGGGTTTTAGTCATACCTAATTTTTCTTTTAAGTCTCGTTCTTTATATCCCTCTTCTGCTGATTTGAGTATCTGTTCTCTGGCTTTATCTTCTCTTCCACCCACATCTGATATAAGAGATAAATGAGGAGCAGATATAACTCTTCTAACATTAGGAGCTTTACACGGATAATCTCTTTTACTGATAGGTAAAAGTTTTTCAAAACGTTTTCCAGTTCTTGTATCTTCATATTCGTATATCGGCATTAATTTTCTTTTATAATTTTAAAATATTTTTCTTGATAGTCGTTTAATTCTACTAAGTTATTTATTTTATTATCCTCTTTACATAATTGTACATACATATTTTTATCTGTCAACCATTTTCTTCCAGTCCAAAATTCAAAACCATCATATTTAGCTTTATAAGAACTTGCTTCTTCATATGCGTAAGACAAATAATATTTATCTATGTTGTTATCTATACACCATTTTATTTCAAACAATGTTGCGTATGTTCCTAAACCTAGCTTTTCATTTTCATAGTTCCAAGCAAACTGTCCTGTTATAAGGTGTTTGTCAAGAATCATTAACTCTGTAAAAGCTACTGGTTTACCTTTATAATTATAAACAAAGTATTTCCAGTCTAATGGGTCATCTCGCATAAACTCTTCACTTTCTACTTCATTATTTTTTTCGTAGAATTTTTTATGCCTAATATATTTTTTGTATATATCAGCTAAGATATCTTTATCTGGATTACCTGCTATATCTACAGTTATGTCTTTTTTATTTAATGTATACTTTTGTTTTTTACTAAAAGTAAATTTAGATAAATCTAATCTACAGCTTCTAGCATTAATCCAAGTTAACTTATCTAGTTTAGTATAATACCAAGATAAAGGTATCCAACCATTGTTGAGAGCATAGTCGTACTCGTTTGGTTCAAACTCTCCTAGTATTAACGAATATATTAAATCGTAGTTAGTAAGTTTACCTGCTATATGGTCAAAATAAATTTTCACTAAGAACGTTCAAACTGAGTCATATATGAGTCATCAGTTTTAGTGTCCTCTTCTCTAGTATTTTCTACTGTGTAAAAATTTTGGTCTATTTTATATCCTGGATTTTCTACTAGTCTTTCTTCCATAAATGCATCATCATACCAAATAGTTCTATTATTTGGATACGCAAAAAAATTACCATCATCCATTCTAAACATGTGTGCACATTTGTGTTCTGGGTCTTCACTAAAATTTGTATCTAAGATACCAGATTTATTTTCCCATGCCCAGTCTATTGTAAACATATAAGTGCCTTTTCTTTTAACACCTTTATAATCTACAAGTTCTGCTCTGCAGTTTGCTAATCTATTTCTTCTGTTTACATCAACATAAGGTGAGAAGCAATCCCAATACATATGTATATTTAAATTATGTTTAGGTGCATCTTTCTTCCAACAAAACGCATGTATTGGTCTTCTTGTCCAATTAACACCATTAGGTAATAAGCATTCAAATAATAAAGCTCTTCTTTCTAAACTGTTTACTGTATGCACATCTGCAAATGTAAAATCTCCATGGCCTTTTTCATGGTCATACAAATATTCATTTCTAATGTATGCACTAAAAGGTGGTAGATTATGATTTAAATATGCCACTTAAGTTTTTTTATGTCTCTTTGCAAAGTTTCTAGCGGATTCTTCATTGCGAAATCCCCATTTGCGGAGGGCTAGTGCCTTCCTCGTTGGGCGACCTTTCTCATCTTTCATTGGCCCTTTCATTCCTGCAAATCTAGCAGCGAAAGAAATTCTTCGTGGATTAACTCCCTTTTTTACTGGGGGCTTTAAGTTAGCACCTTCTTTTTTTTTAAAGTACTTTCTGCCTGCTGCAGTTAATCCTCCTGTTGGGCTTTTATGCTCTTTTCTCATTATGAAAATTTCCTGTATTTAGCTGTTTTCTTTGCTATTTTTTTTGGTTGTTTTGAAACTTGTTTTCCTGCTTTCTTAGCTTTTCTTTTAGCTTTAGTACTAGCCGCATACTCAGAAGAAGAAAGAGCTTTAATAGCTTTCTCTGGTAAATACCTTTCACCAGTTTCAGAGCTTTTCTTACCACTCTTGGTTCTCCATTTTTGTTTACCCCAAGCCTTAAGACTTCTTTGACTTTTTGCCAGTGCCATGTCTTTTCTTTAAACTAGCTTTGGCTCTTTTAGCCAATCTTGATTGTTGAGGTTTGCCGCCATACTTTGCTCTCTGCTCTAATACAGTTAAGATTTGAACTTTGCGAGCATATGGTTTTTTAACTCGTTTAACTTTAGCAATGCTTTTTTTAGCATCGCCCACAGTTGCATACTTAATTTTAACAGTGTCTCTTGGATTTTCATCTGTATATAGTCTCCTTCCACTACCCTTTGGTTTTTTGCCTGTTCCTACTTTCGGGTCTGCCATTGGTTAGCCTCTGCAACCACCACAGTTTCCTCCACAATATTCACACATTATACTTTTACTCTTTTCTTTATAGTTGGTTTTTTTGTTTTCTTGCTGTTTTTCTTTTTAATAACGCCTTTTGCTATTAAGATATCTTTTTTTGTTATTTTGCCATCCCCAGACATATCTGGAAACTTTTTCTTTTTCTTCATTACTGTTTTCATTACTTATATCCTCCCCCTGCTTTTTTATAAGCTTTTGCCATTGCTTGGGCTTTTCTGGCACTCCACTTGCCCGCAGCAGTTCCGTGTGAAGCCTGTGCTTTAATACGATTAAAAATCTTTTTACGCATACCAGGTTTAGTATAGTTACCTGCTTTGTTTACAGTTGACTTACTTTTTTTTGCCTTTGCCATTACCAGTCATACGTTTAATAGTTTTAGCTTGTCCTGCATGCATTTTAGATGCACCAACTAGTTGCTTTGATATTTTTTTTAATTTACTTTTAGTTTGTTTTTTCATTATTTTTTCGTAGCCCTATTAGTTTTTTTGTTATATTTAAAAGATGCCGCAGGTTTTCCAGATGCTTTAGATGCTCTATCTTTAGCTCTTTGTCCTGGTGTCATCTTACCTCTAACTTTGCCTTTTGTTGTTGCCTTATTGCTGCCTTTTTTTAAATTACCAGACTTTTGCAATTGACTAGTAGCAATAGCATAAGAAGAACTTTTATTAAAACCTTTATCTCTTAACTGTTTTACCAGTCTATCTAAAATTTTAGGCATTACTTTTTCTTTACAGTCTGCTTTGCCCTTTTAAACTGTGCTGCAGTAGGTGCACCTTTTGCACCTTTCTTTCTCATAGCTTCGCCACGTTTCCGTTTAGCGTGTATGTTTGCGTATAATCCTTTTCTTGCCATTATGAACTCTTAAATTTTTTGGAGGCAGACTTAGTCCTCGGGAAGGAACGATTTTTGCTTGCTGATTTTACTTGTAAATTACCACGCTTATTATTCATGGCATTGCCATCTTTATGGTGAACGTCTTTACCGTCACCTTTTTTTACTAAGCCTGCCTTTTTTGCCATGCGTCTAGCTTTATTACGCATAGCCCTCTTCTTTTTACGAAGAGGTGACTCTGTATTTGCCTCTTGTTTATAGTTTCTCTTATAATTTGGAGAACTAGGCATAGATTGACTTAGACTTTTTAGCCTTTTTATCGGCTCTCATCTTCATCATAGTAGATTTGGCTTTAGGTGTAGTACCTTTACCCATTTTTTTCTTCATTCCCATCATTTTCTTTGCAGGTTTCTTACCCATTTTTCCGTACATATGTAGTTTCCTCCCTAAATAATATTTTTTATTAGTTTTTCCACAAATTTATAGTCATTTATCTGGCTATTTCTAAATTTATGAAATTTTTTAAACGTTTTTTGCAGATTTTCTTTGTGTTTTTGCCTATCTGCACTGGTTGTAGCACTGTAATATTCTTGACTTTGTTTAATTATATCGTCTTTTAGGCTGAACAGCTTATGCATTCTTCTTCTTCGACAGTTACTGGTGCTTTTTTGAGCCTTTCGTTCTCTGCACGAAGTTGAATCCTATCGTCATACGCCTTTTCTAACTTATTATAAAGATAATCTACGTCTTTTTGTAAGTGTTTTACTGTTTCTGTTAATTCTGTAATCATTTCTGTTGTTGTCATTTTGTTCTCCGTGGTTTTGAGTATAGAAAACCAATAGAGAAACTGTCCTCCATTGGCGTATAACTTGTGGAACTCGTGTTTGTGTCGTGGTGAGTTCCCCTCCCACCAATGGAAAGTGTATTTTTTATGGCGTATAGCCTTAATGGTTATTAAAGCGTGTGTGCTATGTTGCCAAATAAAAAATACATGTGGACTATTATAGCGTTTGAGGCATTTCTGTCAAGTAATAATTAAAGAAAAAGAAAAGTTTTTTATTGACAATTCTAATATTAACTGTATAATGAATTATCCCCCTAAAGGGAGCCCCTACGTAATAATGAAACTTACCCCTTAAGGTGTCGCTAAAGTAGTTTACAGTTGATTCTGGTATTTTTAGCATAACTACGTGTATACATATGGGAGTACCCCCCATGCCCCCTGTGTAGCCCTAGCAAGCTAGGACTCTTTCATATGTAGTCAACCAAGGTTGCCTTATTATATTGTAGTGTTCCACTACTGTCACACATAAAAATTTAAAGTCAAGCATATTTGCCCTTTGTAGTTTCCTTGTAAATGTCCATGAGGTAAAGCATAAATTTGTACCTATTAACCTCATGGA